TAGATTCTGTTATATCTTCAACTATTGATGATTGGAAGCCCATTGTACAAAAAAATACAAAGATAAGATATATTGGAGGAAATGAGGAAACCTCAACAATTCCTACAACAGCACTTAAAGAAAATACTTTTATAGTTACCAATCCATATATAAAAACTCTCTTGGCGGTAGGTAAAACAAATAAGGAATTTAAAAAATATAATTCCTTTTTGACAAAAATGCAAGAGTATCACGATGATTGGAAAAATGGAATGTACGGGAATGCACAAAAAGTAAATAAAAAAATTAATGATTACTATGAGAATAAATTAACTAAAGGCGAATCTAAAGTTATTTCTCGATGTATAAATATTTCTCAAAGAATATCAGAGAAAAACGGAAGTGATTATATTTATAGAGGAGAAACCGATGGTGAAGAAGCAAAAAAAATAGTGGATGAGTTAACTAATTCTTTTCAAAAGGGAAAAGACAGTTTAAATTTTAAAGCCGCTAATTTAAGTTCATGGTCAGAAAATTCGCAAACTGCTTCAAAATTTGGTTTAGGAAGGGGAGATATGATAGGTCAGAGAAAATCTGGAGTTTTGTTGAGATTATCAAAAAAAGAATATGTAAAAAATACAGTATTTGGATATGGGGTTTATGAAGATAAAAATAGAGAACAAGAAGTTACATTGTTGATAAGAGATGCTAACATAACTGTGGATGATGTGTTTGTTTTAAGTCCTGAAGGATATTGGATTACATTAAGACAAAAATTAAGTGGAGGCGATTGAATGCAGTGGCAAGCAACCTACAGCGACGGCGCTGTAATTGAGCAACCGGCAACCTCAATTCCTATAAGTTATTATAATGTGGATACTAATAACTTAGTTTCTTTCAATCTGAGAGGAGGGTCTACTTCTATCGGGGTAGACCTTAAACTTGGAACAATTATTATTAATGGAAAAAAAGTTTCGTTTGAAAATTTTTCAAGAAAAAAAGATTATAGATTAATCTACTTCGTAAAAGAAGATTGCTTTTATGTTGGATTACAAACAACAATAGATGGAAAGAACCTGAAAAGAATAGTTGAATTAAATGGAGAGAAGGTGAAGATACTTGCCTAATCAAAGCTATAGTAGTATTGTAACTCCCAGTTATCCGTATAACACAGGGAACTGGTTGAAAGCCCAGAAGGCATTCGAAGATAGTTATGACTTCCGACAAGTAGTTACTTATAGAAGATATCATCTAACTACTGATAATATTACGGGAGACTTTGATTGGTCAAGTTATACTGAATACAATATCTATGCAGATGTACAAATAGCAGAAACAGCTAATCCGCTTGTAGAAGCCGGAATGTTAGATGTTGGAGATGCTGTGGTGTTTTTACCTACCAGAATAGAGAAGAACTATTTAGGAACAAGAATAGTCGAATTCCGCCCTCAGATACAGGACGAAATAACATTAAGAGGAGTTACATGGAAAGTAGACAAATTAGAAATTAAGACTTTTGGTGCTACAGAAACGTATTTAAAATGTTACTGTAAAAGAAGAAAATCTGTTGAACCCGAAGTCAAATGGAATGATAATTACGCTGGAAACAAAGGATTTGATTGAAATTAATTACATTTTTATATAGGTTAAAACCATAAGATTTATAGTAAAATCCATATTTGTCACCTCAAGTAGGTGTAAGGGTATGGTAAAAATCTTCGCAGGTTCGAAGTGATACAAAATGACAAGTATAACTAATGAATATAACTTACAGGAAGAGCTCGTAGTCTTTGCGAGAAATCAAGATTTATTAACCACTACTGAAAGAGGGGTAACAACCGCTAATGGAACCTTTTCTTATACTTCTGGGGCACCAACATTTACTTTAGCAAATACAAAAGTTTTCAATATCCGCTATGTAACTGTAGCAGGAGCAACAGTTTCAGCATATAGAGATTTTTTACCCAATTATAATTCAGGAACTTTTACACTTACAGCAACACCATCCAATCCAAGTACTGTAATAGCAAGATACGACTACGGAACAGATGATACAGTATATTCAGAACTCCCAAGAGAGATAGTAGATAGATTGCACTTACCAAGACTTATGGTTAGATGCTTAACAGGGCAAACAGAAGAATTTGCACTGGGAGCCGGAAGTAACATTACAGATAGAATGATAACTTTTCAGGTTTGGGCAACTACAGTGAAGAAAGTAAATAATGTAGTAACCAATATTAGAACAGCAATTATCGAAAACAAAAAGAATTTCTATAATACGCCATTTATGAAAATTAATTCAATTACTCCATTACAACAAAGTATAGGTCCAGAACCTGAAATACTTTCTAAAGCAGTTGATTGTGATGCAAGATTTATTGTGGAGAGGGTATAATGGTTAAGTTAGAAAAGGGTTTAGAATCATTATTGATTACTGATAAGGTAATGAATGAAATTAAAGATTTTAACGTTAAGAAAGCTAAATATTTTTGCCCAGAAGATTCAGGAGATTTAAAAAAATCAATTAAAGGAGAAGTTAACGGAAATGAGATAATTGTAGGAAGTAATTCTAAGTATGCTGCACATGTTGAGTATGGAACAGAAAGGATGATATTAGCTCATGGTCCACACGACCCACTAAATCCTGTAAAGAATTGGAAAGCAAAATCAGATAGAGGAGACCAAGGAACTCCTCAGCAAATGCCGTTCCTTAGACCGGCACAATATATTACGCAAAAAAATATTAGTAAATTTATTCCAAAGAAGATTTTAATGAAAGTAAATGTAGTCTTAAAATAAAGGAGGAGAAGATATGGTTAAAAAAGGATATAAAAAATCAAAAGAACATTTAGAGAATTGGAGAAAAAGTAGAATGGGACATGTAGTTACTAAAGATACAAGAGAAAAAATAAGAGAAGGACTGAAGAAGACTCATGAAAAAACGCCATTAAGCTATAAACATTTACATGAAAGGAAAGGAAAGACACTTGAACAAATTTATGGAATTAAAGGAGCAATAGAACATAGAAAAAAATTACATGAAGGACATTTAAAAAATCCGAGAACTGGATATCATCATGAACCAGAATCAATAGAAAAAAATAGGTTAGCACATTTGGGAAAAAATACAAATAGAAAAGGTAAAAATTTTGAACAATTATACGGAATAGAAGGAGCAAAAAAATTAAAAGAAAAATTACGTTTAGCACACTTAGGACAAGTTAGTAATAGAAAAGGAAAAACTAATATTGAAGAATTTGGAGAAGAAAAAGCAAAAGATATTAATAAAAGAAAATCTATTGCTATTAATAATAGATTAAATAAAAATCCTCAAACATTGTTTAATTCAAAAATAAAACACGGTTTTTATGAATCTAAAAATAATGGAAATGTATGGTATAGGTCTTCATATGAATTGGCGTGTATGAAATATTTTGATAATAACAATATCAAATGGATTTATGAAGGAAAACAAAATAGTTTCTTTATTAAATCAGAACAGAAATGGTATTTAAATGATTTTTATCTTCCTGAACAAAATAAATATATTCAGGTGAAGGGCTGGATAAAACCAGAAGATAAATTTTTTGCATTTCAAAAAGAATATAGTAATTTACAAATTGAAATGTGGAATAATAAAATTTTGAAAGAAAAAGGAATTCTATAGGAGGAATTATTATGGCAGCAACATTAGTTGGGCGGGGCGTAGATATCACGAGTAATTATGGTTATGAAACCACATATGGAACATTAGCAACAACAATTAGTAATGTGTTTGGTAATAGTGATACAGTAACGATAACACAGAATAATAATACTGAACGTTTGTTCGCATTAGGAAGTAGAAATGCACAGAAATTAGTGACTAAAAAATATGATGGAACCTGGAATGCTGATTTTGCATTAGGAAATGCATATTTCTTGAAAGCAGTTCTTGGAACAAAAGGAGCAGAATCGGGTTCTGGTCCTTATGGAAGAACATATTCGGAAAACAATACATGTCCAAGTATTAGTATAGCAAATGCATTCAATTTAGACACAGATAGCATGCATAACATAGTCGGGGCGAAAGTAAATGAAATGACATTGAGTTGTAATGTTGGAGAAGTAGCAAAAGTAAAGTTGAGTGGAATGTTTAAGCAACTAAACAAAACTTCTACACTTGCTACTACAGTTAGTGGTGATACAGAAGACCCATTAATATTTTCAGGAGCTTCAATACAATTGGGGTCTACTTCAGTATTAGATGTTCAATCATTGGACATTACTGTGAGAAACAATACTGAAATGTTATTTGGACTCGGAAGCAGATTTGCTACGAAAGGAGTGGAGAAACAAAGGGAATATGAATTCAAGATTACGGAAGCGTATGAAGATGATACATTCTTACACAATAACTTCCTGGGAAATTCAACTACAGCACAAACAATTCCAGCAAATTTAACAGCTTTAGTGTGTACATTTTCAAATGGATTGGCTACAACAAATTTAAGATGCCTGCAAGCTACATTTAGTACACTACAATTGCCGACATATGACTACAATATGACAATAAATGAAATAATTAAAGAAAATGCTACGTTGCAGGCGTTGTCGTGCGGCGGGATGACGTACACAAATGCTTCATCAAGTAGTCCTTGAAGGTGAATCAAAATGAGAAAAAAGTTATCTCCAAAAATGTTACAAAGTAAGAGAAATAAAATAAGACTCTACTGGGAAGAAAGAAAACGACTCGGTATAAAGCAGTGGAACTATGGTCTTACAAAAGAAACTAATGAAGGAATGAGAAAAAATTCAGAATCAAATAAAGGTAAACATTTTGGAGATGACAACGGTTTTTATAAAAAACATCATACTGTAGAATCCAAAGAAATGATGAAAAAACAAAAAGAAGGAAAATCCACTTACAGAAAAGGACTTTCTTGGAAAGAAGAATATGGAGAAGAAAGAGCAAAAGAAATGAAAATAAATCAGAGTTCAAAAAGGAAAAATAAAAAATATGAAGAAATATTTGGAATAAGTAAAGCATTACAACTTCGGGAAAAGAGAGCTAATCAATGGAAAAACTTTCCTACGGGAATGGAACTTAATGGAAAAGGAGTTCCGAGGTCTTCTCAAGAGATAAAATTTGAGAAAAGATTAATAGAGATAGGAAAAATTAAGGGAGAAGATTTTAAAACAAATATTGTGATATGTGGATTTGTTCCTGATTTTTATTTTCCAAATGAAAAAGTTAATGTGGAAATAGATGGAATTTATTATCATAATTTACCGAAAATGAAAAATAGAGATATAAGAAAAAGAAAGGCATATCAGTTAAATGGATTTAAACTAATAACCTTTACTGATGTTGAAATAGATAATGATATTAATGGTTGTATAGATGAATTATTAAATTTTTTGATACAACAAAAAACAGAAGTTATAAACTTAATTCAATAAGGAGATGATAAAAATGGCAATAGAAAAGGAAAGAGTAATAGAAATTCCAAAAGAATTAATAGAACCGAGTTGGAATACCAATAAAGTAAAAATAAAACGCTGGACAGCAGGAATAAGAGCAACAGCAAACAACGAAAGTTGGGTAATGAAAATAACACCAGGACAGAAAGAGTTTAAGGACGTTGTTTTTGACGCCTCTAGATATCAGTTAGTTCTGTTCCTGCATCAAGTTGTAGAAGCACCTTGGTTAGTAGGAAATGTTGGAGTAGTAAATGAATTAGACCCAGCAATAATAGATTTGGTTTCAAATGAAATAACCAAACTAAATGGAGCGACCGAAAAAAACTCAAACGCCTCGGACGTATCCTCCGAGGCAAAACCAGTCCAAGCTTAGATGAAACAGAATTAATTACAAAGTAT